CCCATAGGCCACCACATTCCCGAAGGCGATCAGCCCCGGATTGGCGGCGGCGTCCGTCCGCAGGAACTTCATGTCGAACGAGGTCTGGTTCATAAAGCCCCCCGTTTCCAAGTCCTGCATGATGGCCGGCTGCGACATCAGCGCGTTTAAGGCTACTGGCGTCCCGCCTGGGACGTTTTTAACGGTCACGGCCTTAGGGATCTCGGAAAGGATTTCCGAGGCGTCTACAGCCCATTCGTCCGTGATTCCCGACATGGGTTTAGCCCATTGTCAAAATAAGAAACCCTCCCCCCGTGGCGCGGGGAGAGGGCTTCGCATTGTCGCTTTGGGGGATTTTAAACTCCCCCGAAACTTACGAGGTGAAGGCGATGCGCTGGAGGGCGTTCGGGTTACCGACCGCAGAACCAACGAGCCAGAGGGCAGACATATTGTGCTTACCGGCCTGCCAGTTGTACCAGTAGCGGAGAGCGAAGGAGAACTTGCTGTCCGGGTCCTGAACGACCATCTGTTCGCCACCGCCGGTGGTCGGGGTAGCAGGAACACGGGTCACGATGACGAGACCTTCCTTGCAGGAGGCCACACCGTTGAGACCTTCGGTGAAGGGCGTACCAGAGACGGGGAAACCGTTGTACTCGGAGACGCTGAAGCCGTGGAGTTCCTTGCTGATGGAGTTCTTCTGGATCACATCGCTGTTGCCGTAGGAGAAGGTCTGGGCGACGGACGGGTCCTGAACGAGCTGGCCCATGGCGTCGGGGCTGATGAGCAACTTGCGACCGATGTGGGGCAGGTTAGCCTTGGTGAGGTTCTTCGCAGCATTGGCCACGGCGATGCGGTTGAAGCCGCTGGTCGCGCCGGAGTAGGCTTCGGTGGCGAAGTTGGCGGCCGTCACCTTGGAGAGGACTTCGTCGAACAGGGACTTCTGGACGGCGTTGGCAATCGGGGCGAAGAAGAGGCGACGGAGGCGTTCCAGGCTGAGGGTGGAGGCTTCGTAGTCGGTGAAGGCGACGTCGACATACTTCAGGTCGGCGATGGTCACCGGGACGTCCGTGGAGACAGCGTCCGAGGGGACGAAGCCGTTGGCGGCGTTGAAGGTGGTGGCCGTGAAGGAGCCGGCGTAACGGGTGTGAACCGTGGTGCCGCGCTCGGCGACGTAGTTGCCGAAGTCGGTGACGGCGATCTCGGTCAGGGGAACGAGTTCGGGGACGAGGGTGCGGAGGGACTCTTCAGCGACGAGCTGGAGGGTCAAGCCACCAATGCTGTTAGACATAGTAGGGAGTTAGGTTGGGTTGGAGAGGGGAAAGAATCAGCGAAGGCCGGCGGCGCGGAGGATGGCCGGACGGTTCTTGCTGTAGAAATCGGAAGCAGCCTTGGGGTCGGTCTGCTTGAGGGCCACCCACTCGGCGGAGATATCCTCGTCGCTCTTGGAGGTAGCGGCGACTTCGGCGGGGGTGACTTCAAGGGGAGTGACGCCGACGGAGGCGGCGATGGCAGCGGCCTTCTTGCCGGCGGTTTCCTGCGAGGCGTGAATTTCCTTCGCCTGGGCTTCGGCCTTGGCACGAAGTTCATCGGCGGCGGCGAGCTTGGAGGAAAGGTCAGCGACCTTGGCGGTGAACTCGGCGAGCGAAGCGTCCTTGGCGGACATCGCAGCGGTCAGTTCATCGACCTTGGCGGACAGGGAGGCAACTTCGCTGGCCTTGGCTTCGACCTCAGCGGTCTTGCCGGTGAAGGCTTCCTTCAGCGAGTTAAGGCGTTCTTCGAGCGTCATCTTGGGTTTAGCCAAGTGTCAAGCCTTGGGCTTGCAGTCGGTGTCGATGGGGGGGCATCCGTCGTCGGGGATTTCCGCCTCATCCTCGTCTTCGTCCGAATCCGTGCCGTCCGGCTTCTTCTTCTTTTTCTTCTTCTTTTTGTCGTCGGAAATCGGGGCGACGCCGTCGTCTTTCTCGCCTTGCTCGGGCGAAACGTCGGCGGCTTCTACCATGTTCATGGCGATCATGGGAAACTTGTGCGGCTCGGTTTTTTCGTGCGCGGCGTACTCCGTGGGGTCAATGGCCATGTACAAGGCGTCGATGCTGTCGACGATGCCGTTGATGAGGTTCTTCTCGGCGGCCTTCTTGCCCGTCCAGCATTGACCCTGCATATCGGCGGGGTCGGCGTAGGTGCGAACCTTGAGGACGTCGGAAATGAACCAGGCGTGGGACTCGTCGACGTCGTCTTGGAATAGTTTACGCTGCTCGGGGGTGAGGGAGGTGCCGGCGAAACCAGCCCCCTTGGCCCAGCCAGCCTTGATGAGATCGACGCTGACGCCGTCCTGCGCGTAAGCCGCCTTCATGTCGTAGAACGGGATGTAGACGCCGATGCTGCCCACGGTGGCCGAACGGCTGGCGTAGACTTCGTCGCATTGGCTCATAATCCACATGGCTGCGGAGCAGGACTGCTTGGACGTGTAACCGATGGTGTGCTTGACGCACTTGCGGATACGGGCGGCGAGTTCGGGAACGCCGGTGACGGTGCCGCCAGGCGAGTCGAAGTCCATGATGATATGCTCGACGCCGGGGTCACGCTCGGCGTCCTCCAGCATCTCCTCGACCTCTTCGACGTCGCAGGCACCCATCATCTTTTCCAGCTCGGTGAGGCCAGAGCCGATCACGCCGCGCACGGGGATATAAGCGACCTTGCCGGTCTTGACCATCGTCGGACGGGGACCGAAGAGCATCTCCATCATGTCTTCGATGTCGCCGTTGCCCTTCAGGTCGGCGGGAGAGATTTCGGCCACCTTGTCGAGGTAAGCCTTGGCCTTCGCCGGCTCGATGAGAATCGGGGCGAAGGTCTTGAATGCGTTGGAAAGGGAGTACATGAATTATTTGTTGAAGGTTTCTTCGTCGTCCGGGTCGACGTCGTCTTCGACGATCTTCGCACCGTCGTCCATCTTCACGTCGTCGTCGGCGACGGCGGCGTTGATGTCCGAAGGGGCGACGTTCTGCGGCTTGTAGAGCATCGAAAGAGGCACGTCGAACTCCTTGGAGAGGTCCATCAGGTAACGCTTCTCGGCGGCGTTCTCGCGCATCTTTTCCTTGGGGTCGAGACCCTCTTCAAGGTAGTTGTCCGTAAGGCTCTTGAGGCCGGACTCGATGTCCATGCGGTTCTGCTGCGCGTCACGACCGGCGTCGACGGTGACACGGCGGGGCGTCGTCCAAGTGACGTTCGTCCAATATTCGGTCGAGCGGAGGAAGCCGTCCTTGATGGCACAGCCGATGACGTAGCCCCAGACGGGGGTGAGGAAACGCTGGATCATCACCTGCTGACGATGCGAGAATTTGCGGTCGGCCTTGGCCACCACGAAACGCATGACCGCGCCGCCGGCCTTGGTCGGGTTCGCGCTGAATTCGTAGGGGAGCATCCCTGCGAGAGAATCACGCTCAAGGTGTTCGATGAATCCGTCGAAGGTCTTGTTCGGGCGGTTCGACTCAAAGGACTCCAGGCGTTCGCCGGGGGCGAGGGCCAGCACCTTGCCGCCGAGGAAGGTCGAAGCCTCGCTCGGGTCGGTCATGCCGTCGCCGTAGTCCTGCGGCTTCATGCCGAAGGCTTCAAAGTCGGACTGGGTGCCGTCGAAGTTCGGATTCTCACGGGTGATTGTGCGAGTGATGTCCGACGCCGTCTTCACGGCGAGTTTTTCGAGGGACAGGATTTCCAGCATATCGACCAAGTTGTTGATCGAGTGCTGGAGGGGGCTGTAGGCTCGCGCACCCGAAGCCAGCTCGGGTTCGTAGAGGTGCATCACGGCATTGGCCGGCACCAGGCGGCTGGAACCGTCCGAGCGGATTACATTATAGAAAATAGGCTGTCCGTACGGCCCAAACTGAATCCCGTCCACCATGCCCGGAGGCACTTCGTTATTCGATGAGTTACCGACACGGTGGCTCTCGATGACCTGAAGACGGGGTTCTCCGCCGGGGCCACGGGTCTTGATGATGAAGCACTCGCCGTCACGATCCATCAGGCGGCAGCAGATGTGCTGGAGTTCAAAGAACGAGAACCGTCCCGTGATATCACAGGCTCGGGAAGCCCATTGCTTGAAGTAAATTTCTGCGGCGTCGTCCCACATCTCGTCGCCAGACTGGGACTGGGGCTTGATGCCAGCCCCGACCGTGTAGAGGGCCATGTCCGACAGCACCTGACGGATCAGGCCGGCGTTCAACTCCAACCAGCGCATCTTGCGCGTGGTCTCCATGCGGTCGAAGACCGTCATGGTCTTCTTGAAGTCCTGCGGCCAAGACGACCAAATCCAAGAACGCTTGTTGCTGAACTTTGCGGACTCGAAATTGGAGAAGATGCCCGGGCCAGAGCCGCCGCCCGACGCCTGCTTCACGGGTACCGGCGATGCGGCTCCCTTGGGCGTCTTGGGTGCTTTGACCTGCGGGATGGCGGTCTTCTTGGTCTTTTTGGGTCGCATCAGAGTCCTCGGAAGTTATTGAGCATATTGATGACCCTGACACGGTCGACGGAGCCGTAGGTCTGGGGGTCTTTGACCATCAGCGCGTAGCGGCATTCCACCAAGACGGTGGAGATGTCCATCGGGAACTCCTTCACGACATTGGTGCCAGAGTCGGAGTATTCCATCATGGTCTTACCCTGCTTCAGGAGTTCCTTCGCCTTGGCGACGATCTCAAGGATGTCGCAAATGTCGAAAATAAGGAAGATACCTTGGGGTCGTGCCATTTGCGTTTAGCCCCGTGTAAAAGGGCCGGCTGACCCCACCCCATGAACGATCCACAAGAGCCACCCGTGGTATGTATGTCGAGCCAGCCGGCTTGGGATGTAAGATGCCATTGGGAGTCTTGGCGTCAAGCGGTTTCTTCCTCGACCTGCTTTTCGTCAGGCTTTCGGTCTTCGGGCTTACCGTTGCGGTTCTTGCCGCGCCCGATGAGCTTGGCCATCAGGGCGGGTACCATGCCGATGACCTCGGCGTCCCAGAGGTGGTTCGCTCGTTCGCCGATGGGAAGCCAGATGGCCTGCCCGTTCGCCTGTCGGGTGCGGTGTTCCGACTGCATCTGCTTGCGGTACTCGTCGCCGGCGTCTTCGGGGTAGGTATGATGGCCTGCGCGGCGGAGGCGGGAGATGGAGTCCTTGAAGTACAAGTTGGAGAACAGGTAAAGTTTGCAGGAGGTCTGGCCGACTTGGATCACCTTGGCTCGGGCGTAAGGGCGGTAGGCCACCTTGATGCCGTAGGGCGTCTGGATACGCCACGGGAACTCATTCTGGCCGGAACCCTTGGTGGCGTTCCAGGCGTACTTCGCGCACATACGGTAGACGGTGTCGGTGTTCGGGCCGTCACCCGAGTCGACGAACACGAAGAAGTCGGAGACCTCCAGGCGTTTCTGGGCTTCCCGAAGTTCCTCCTCGGTGTCGCAGTAGCCCCATTGCACCATGCGTGACTTGCCGTCCAAGGCCCACGCCCGGACAATCCAGTAGAAGCCCTTGCGCTGCACGTCTACGGCCATGAAGCGGAGCCGGGCGAACTGCTTGGCCTTCTTGTACTCGTCCTTGAAGGGAGGTTCGGCGAGCTTGCTATCGACCATGAACGCCTCGTCGTCCCATTGGTCGAGCATCTTGTAGCCCTGCGGCATGACTTCGCCGCCGCCGTCATCAGGATCGTCAGACCAACTGAGGGCCAGACGCTTTTGCTTGAATTCACGACGGGCGACGTCGTCACCGTGTTCCTCGAAAGCCTGCTTCGCACGGATGGCCATCTCCGCCAGTTTGCCCCAGTCCAAGCCCCATTGAGCACAGAGTGAATTCCAATGGAATCCGACGACGCCCTTGGGAGCGTTCTGGTTCATCGGGATGTACTCGCCGGTCAGGTTCAGCTCGGCGCGGACTTCAAACGAGTCACGGTAGCGGTGCTTGCATGACTTGCACTCGTAGGTGCAGCCGGCCTTGACCTTGTCCAAGTTCCAGCCGTTAGGTTCACGGGCGTCCTCGGGATAGATCAACTGCTCCCACTCCCACGCCTGGCGGGTTCCGCATTGCGTACACTTGAACGTCCACTCCCGGCGGTCGGACTGGTTCCACAGGTCGGTGATATCGTCGCCCTCGACGCCGCCCTGCGAAACGAGCAGCGACTTGCCCTGCCAGATGAACGCCGTGCGACGCGCCAAGGCTTCGTTCAGGTGACCCTTGGGCCAAAGCCAGACTTCGTCACCTCCAAGAAATCGGATGGAACGACGCTGGAGGTTCTTCTTGTTATTCGCACCCAACACCCAGACGGTGTTACGCTCAAAACGAGTCTTCTTCCATTGGTTGCGTTCAGAGTCCTCCATCTTGGCCAGCGTCGCCGGCGTGGCTTCCCACATCGGACGTAGGCGGTCTTTCTGCCAGTCCTGTGCGTTGTCGTCGACGTCCTGCAAGAGCAGCGTCGGGCCAGGCGAACGGGCAGGGATGAAGGTCGACCACAGTTCCAGCAGGGATGACTTGCCCATCTGGACGGCACCCAAGACGACGACGGTGGTGATCTCGGGGTCGCTCAAGGCGCGGAGGATGGGAGCAAGAAACGGCGTGGACTCCACTCGGAACGGCCCGGGCTGCGGCGAGCCGGGGACTTCGCGCACGTTGGCTTCAAGCCATGCGACGATATCACCTTCGGGGTCTGGCGTCATCATCGCGCGGATGTGAGCCTCGAAAGTATCGACTGTCTTCGGGTCGATGATCATTCGACTTCGTCGACGGAATCCTCGTCTTCGACCTCGATGGGTTCTTCAGGGTCGACTTCCTTGACCACGGCCTGCTCCGCATAGCCGGCGGCGGCGGACAGACGCTCAAGCATCTTCTTCACCTCGTCGTCGATGGCCTTCATGGCACGTCCCGGGTTGTCGGGGTTTACCCTCGACGCCAGTTTCGTGCCGAGCTGCGTGACCTCTTCACGGACTTGCGCGAACACTCGCCCGAACCTTTCGATGGCGGTCTGGGTGCGGATGTACTCCCGGCTGGCGATCTGCCGAGCCTGGAGTTCCTTTTCCAGCGTCACCAAGGTCTTCACCAACTTATCGTATGTCGCATACGACTTGCTGGCGTCGGGCGAGTTGCTGCCGAGGTCGTCAAGGTACTGCTGATACGCCAGAGCCTTCAGTTCGCGCTGACGCTCGACGGTCTCGGTGAAGTCCTTGTCTGGACGGACGGATGAACCCATGCGTCCAGCACCTCGGGCCATGTACCACGACTCTGCGGCCTCGATGGAGTCGAGGGGCATCCCCTGCTGGATGAACTTGTTGATTGCCTGCTTGGTGACGCCGAAGCGGCCGGCTAGGTCGATGGGACGTACCTTGTCGCTCATCGGAGTTTCTTCCTCCGCGCCACGGAAAGTTTCTTACACGCCGATTCTGACTTCATGTACATCGACGGCGGAAGGCTGAGGTTACGCTGGATGGTCTTCACCCGAGCGGAGATGGCGGCACGGGTCAGGCGGTGCTGGTTGGCCAGAGCCGTCATGGTCGGCTGGTCGGGCATCCCGAGGGCGAGCTTGATGCACGTCCCGTGCAGCCGGACTTCGGCGTGGGTCGACATATCAATCACGGCGATCACCTTGCGAAGGATGTCCAGCACCATGTCCTGCGTGAAGAGTCTTTCGCTCATTTCCGTGTACGTCCTTTCGCGCATCTGCCATTGCACCGCTTGCAACTGGTTGATGTCGTACCCTTCGCTCTTCGACTCGTCTTCATGGTCGGACACGGGTTCGCCTCCGAAGTAACGATGAGCGTGGGGAACCCCGGCATCGTCAGGGTTTCGGTGGTTAAATCCAGTCGCTTCCAATGCCGCCCTATCCACTTTGGAGAGCCGCTTCCAGAACCTTTGGTATTCGTCATAGATTGGCATCGGGATCGCTGGGAGGACAGAGCAAGTCCTCAATCTGACTGGCCACCGATAACATGACCGCCGCCTCGGAGATCAGAAGTTGCGAGACTTCCTCGTCACCGCTCTGCTCATGGATGTGCGCGGCCCGGATGATGTTCATGCCACCGATGCGTCGCAGGTGCTGGGCGTCGGCTACGAGAGTTTCGCAGGCCGCTCGGAAGTTGTCTCCGCTGATGTCGTTGTTTCGTACCACGCCGTCATGGTTACGCCCGACATCGGCCAAGTCAATCGGCTACCCGTGTCGTGGAAATATCAAACCGTTGTCATCCCGGGCGAGCATCCCGTGACGCATGGCCTTGCGAATCTTGTTCCAGGCGTCCTTCTTCGTCAGCGGCTCGTCGTAGCACCGTCCCCACTCGGCGGCGAACAGGTCTCGGATTTCGTGGGCGCGGTAACCCCGGTCGGTCGGGATCAGGTTCAGCACCGCCTGGACAAGCTGGGCGGCTTCCTCCGACTTGGCCGTCCTCGCCTCGTTCAGCCGGCTGATGTGTTCGCGCATCCGCTCGGGCGACAGACGCCATGCCCTCGCCCACGGCGACTCGGGACGACGGGTGATCGCCTTGCCGGCGCGGCGACGGAAGGGGCGGAAGGGTTGGCTCATTGGCCAGACATTTAGCCTACGCCCTCAAAGGCGTAAAGGCTATAATGGCTTGGCCATTATTTACTTTGTTTAATCTCCCTGTAAAGGGAGATACAAAGTAAATGAATTGTCTATATGTATTGCTACTGTGGTTGCTACTGTGATTGCCTAGACCAACATAGTAGCAAAACATATGGTTTTCGTTGGTTTACCCCCATGTTTTTAACGGGGTCGGTGGGGCTTCGCCCCCCCCGCTGGCGGATGGGGGAATAGATTCCTTAGTGGGGAGTCTATACATGAGTCGGCAATACATGATTAAAAAGGTCATGATTCGCGAATCCTGGGTTCCTCACCCCGGATTCAGGGTTCAATAATTATTGAACAAACCCTGCCGCCGCCCCGCAACCGTGGCCGATTGGCCGGCCGTGCCGGCCTGCCGGCCTGCCGTTGACGTGCTTCCCTTGCCGCTTTGCCGTCCGTGCAACCGATTGCCGTGCCGTGCCGTTGCCGTCCGCCTGATCAGCTGCCGTCCGTCCGTCCGTCCGTCCGTCCGTCCGTCCGTCCGCCTATAGGGAACGGCGGCACGTCCGCCGCCGCCCCGCCCCGCACCCCGTCCGCCTGCCGGCGGCAAGGGGTAGGGATTGCCGTCCGCCTGCCCCGCTGCCGTGCCGAAAGAGGGGGGTGCCTGGCCGCCGTTGCCGTGCCGTTTAACCGTCCGCCGGCGGGGCTTCCCATGTCCAAAAATAGGGGGCAAACTTTATGACATAATGACGTTGACCGGCCGCCGCCCGGGCCTTTGTCTCATCCCGTACCCGATCCCCTGACACATGAAAACCGAATCCCAAATTATTAGTGAAATTAAATCCCTGCAGGCGGAGCTAAAGCTCCTTAACCCTAACGGCGATTGGATGGCATTCAAACGCAAGCTGGATCAGCTGGACAATACGGTGCGCGAACTAAACGCCCTTGGAAATTATACCTATATCATTTCCTGATCACTCAATCAAACCGTTTGACAAGCCCCGCCGCTTCCCTCTTTCTCAATCCCGTACTCAATACTCCCATGTATAACTCCGATAACGTTCCCGCTCATATCAAAACGTCTCATGCCGCCGCAAAAGGGTTTTCCCTTTACGCCGCACGGCACGGGGAAACCGCCGCCCGTGCGGTTTGCTACGGCCAGCTTGCCACGGTGGGGTTTTACTTTTTCGCCGGCTGCCCTGATTTAGTTGAATCTGAATTGAACCGTGCAACCGCTTAACCCCTTCCCCTTCCCTCCTATGCAACACCTAAAAGACGCCCTGACCGCCGCCGCTATCGTTTTCCTCATGTGGATTACCGCCGTTGCCTTTCTCTCTCTTTAATCCCTTCCCCCTATGCATTCCGTTAACCTCATGCCGGTTTCCCATATCATCCAAATTGCCGCCATGGAAGCGGACAACTTGGCAAACACATTGCAAGCGGACGCACCTGAAACCGCCGTTTATGTTTTGAATGAGCTAGACGAAGTGGCCGGTTGCATCTCCCTTGCCGATCTCCTTTCAATTGATGCCGGGGCAAAGTTGACCGGTGCGGCCCGTTACCTCCGGCAAACGTTCCCCCGGTTTTCCCTTGGGCATGAATCCGCCGGCAACTTGGAACAAGCCGCCGCTTCCCTTGCGGCCCGTGCCGCCGGTGCTTCCCTTTAACCCTTTCCCCTAACATGAGCAAACAATCCGACCCCGCCGCCGATCCCGTTATCAGGGAGGCAATTGATGCCGCCTTTTCCGTCATCCAGTCCGCGCATGACGCCGAAAATCGGTTTGATTCCGGAACCGCCGGCGACCTTTACGCCGCCCGGTTTGAACAATTCCAGCAGCTTGCCGCCGCCCTTGCCCACTATTCCAACTGGGAAGCAAACCGGGTTGCCGCTTTTGCCGCCGATCAAACCCCTTCCGCTTAATTTCCCCCACATGAAAACCGATCAAACAACCGCCGCCCGTGCAATCCTGACCGCCGCCCGTAAAGCGGCGGACGGTTCGCCCGTTACCATCCAATCCGTTAACCTCCGCCGCCGCCCCGCTGCCGTGCTGATCGCATGGGAAGCCGGGGCTTGCCACGGTGAGCTTAAACTTGAATTCACCCGGCTCCCTATGCAGCTCATCCCCGAAGGGATGCCGACCGGCATATGGGAGCGCGGTGACGGTGTTTTTATGTCGCCGCTTGGCCGGCCCATGCCGCAGGTTTTAGGGGATTATTTAAAGGCAATTGCCTTTGCCGCCGCATGGAAAGCGGATGTTCACTTTCCGACCGGAATCCCCGCAAAGTCCGCCGCTTAACCCTTTCCCCTAAAACCCATGAAACCCATAAACAATCCCGTGCCGGCGGTTAAACCGGCTTTCCTGATCACCGCCGGCATGAAGCCGGCAAACCTATGCCCCCCGAAGTCCGCCGGCACGTCCGGCCCGGACGGTGGCCATTATTCCGCCGGCTTGCCCCGCCCCGCCGCCCCGGTGATCCACCCCGCCGCTTTGCTTCCCTTCTATATGCCGTCATATTTGCTGTCAGTAGAAGCGGACGCAAAGACGGATAAGGGGACGGCAAGCGGTTACCTGACCGGGATTTTATACCTTGCCCCGGGGCAGCTTGCCGGGGTCGGTAACCTTTGCCCCCATGCGTCCGCGGGGTGCCTGGCCGCTTGTCTCTTTACGGCAGGCCGTGCCGGCATATTTGAAGCGGTCAATAAAGCCCGGGTCATGCGAACCCGTTTTCTACATGAAAACCGGGCCGGCTTTATTGCCGCCCTTAAAGGAGAAATTGCCGCATTGATCAGGAAAGCAAATCGGCGGGGCTTAAAACCGGTTGTACGGTTGAACGGCACAAGCGATCTCCCGTGGGAAAAGCTGGCCCCGGAGTTGTTTACGGAATTCCCCCGGTTGCGTTTTTATGATTATAGTAAATCCCTCCGCCGTGCCGTTGCCTTTGCTAAAGGTGAGCTTCCCCGGAATTATCACCTGACCTTTTCTTATTCTGAAACAAACGCCGCCGCCGCCGGCTTGGCCCTTGCCGCCGGCGTGAACGTTGCCGCCGTGGCGGACGGGGTAAGGCCGGGGCAGCGGTTCGCCCTTCCCGGCCTGCCGGAAGCCCGCCCCACCTTTTCCGCTGATCGGCATGACTTGCGTTTTCTAGATAGGAAAGCGGCGGACGGACGGGGCCGCATCGGCATATTGAAAGCAAAAGGCAAGGCCCGGGCCGATCAATCCGGCTTTGTCATCCGCGCAACCGTTGCCGCCGCTCATGTTTAACTCCCAAGGTTTCCGCTATTACCCCGGCAAACGGTTGCCGGTTGTTTGCCGGGACGGGATCACCCGGACGGCGGTTGCAACGGGGTACGCCGGCCACGGTTTGCCGGCTGCCGTGCAAGTCACCTCCGGCGGCAAGCGGCGGACGGTTTCCGGCACGGTTTACCCCTTGCCGTTTTCCCCGCTGCTTTCGTTTTACGCAACCGGGCGGAATTCGGATTTGATTGGCTGGACAGCTCACAAGCCCCGGCTTGCCGCTGCCGCCCTTCGATTGATAAAGGCAACGGCATATGGCCACGGTGCCCCCGGTTACATATGGGATTGGGCAGCGGATCATGCCTCCGCCCTTGCCGGCGGTTGCCGCCATTATTACGGCACCGGGCAATGGCCGGAAGGGGGTTGCGCGGCCCGTGCCGTGCTTAAACGGTTGCCGCCGGAGCTGCTGCCCCGGCTTGCCGTTTACTTTAATAAGTTGGCCGGCCTTTACCGTTTGCATGATCCAATTGATGGGGTGATTCAATCCCGCCGCTGGCCGGCCTTTAATCCGCCGCCGCTGGAATGAAGCCCCGCCGCCCCGCAACCCTTACAAGCCCCGGCACGTCCGGGGCTTTTCTTTTCCCTAGTTCGCAACCGTGCAACCGTGCCGCACAAGCCCCGTTAAACCCCCGTAGGGGGGTGCCTGGCCCCCTATTTGCCCCATATTTGCCGCCGCTTGTGATTCATGTGCGGCAAACCCCGTCCGCCCTTCCCCTTTCCCCTTTCCGCCCCGTGCCGCCCCGCCTAGGCAAAGCCGGGGCAGCTTGCCGCCCTTGCCGCCCTTGCCGTCCGTCCGCCGCCCCGCTGCCGTTTGCCGCTGCCGTCCGCCGGCTTCCCTTGCCCCGTGCCGCCCTTTGCCGCCCCGTGCGGGGCTTCCCCTTCCCTTGCCCCGTCCGCTGGCCTGCCGCCGGCACGGTCAAACCCTTGCCGCCGGCCTGCCGCCGGCCCCGTGCCGCCCCGGAAGGGCGGCAACCGTTGCCGCTGCCGATCCCGTGCGGCCGCCCCGCCGTCCGCCGGCGGTTGAAAGTGGGGTTTACAAATCAAAGGTAAGTAACTTACCATTGATCCGAATCCGGGGTAACCTGCTAATGATTTAATCATTAGTCATGTTATCAGGATTAGACCCCGCCCACAAAAATTGAAAAATCCAGGGGGTGGCGGGGTCGGACTCATACTGACCCCCCCCCGAAAACCGAAAAATTTTCATTTTCCCCATAAAAAATTCATTTTTAGGGGCGTGAACTCGGATTTTTTCGGATTTTCCTACGCATTTTTGCGGAGATTAATCGGCCCTAATCTCCGCGCCGTCGACACGTCGACACGCATATGTCGATTTATTATAGACAACTTTTATCCAATAAATACGGCCATTAAATGGGCCACACTTTGCCGGCTACGCATGGCCGACGCACATGATCCAAAAACGTCGACCCCCTAAAATATTGCGACCCCTTTTATTTTTCGGAAGGATTTCCCCCCCCCGGGGTATAAGTATTTCATTGCCTTTGTTTTTTCTGGCTATAGCCCTCGGGGGATGACGAACACCCTACTGGTTACGTTGGCTGCGACGCTTGCGGCCATGCCTGCTGAAGCCCGGGACAAGGCCGAGTTGCTCATCCTGACGAACGCCATCGGCGCGGTCGAGAGCGGCATGAACTACGCCGCCGTGGGCGACGGCACGAAAGCTGTGGGGGCTTGGCAAGTTCACGTCGCCGCTTGGATCACGGCGAACCAATGGCGGGAGAAGCACGGCCTGCCGAAGATCAGCCGGCGGGAGTGGCGGGTGCCTGAGAACCAGCGAGCAATCGCCTTGGCTTATGTGACGTGGTGCAGGGAACGGCTCGTCGACGACGGCATCCTGAAGCCGTCGCCCGAACAAATCTATCTCGCTTTCACGATGGGGTTCAGCGGAGCAAAGGCGGTAGGCCATTCTCTGGTCACCGCGCCGAAGGCTAAGGCCGAAGCGGCGGAGCGTGTGGGCAACATCTACCGGGAACTTACAAAGTGAAGTCCTACCTCTGCATCGACCCGGGAGCGTCCGGCGGCTGGGTACTGGACGAAGGCTCCCAGATTACTTGGGGCGACAACGATGGCCTGGTTGAACTGTGTCCGCCGATCAACACCACGGTGGTCATCGAGAAGGTGCCGGCGTTCGTCGGCCCTATCCCGGCATCGGCGTCGTTTAAACTGGGCTACTCCTACGGCTGGATCGTCGGCCTTTGGCAGGGGCGCGGATTCAAGGTCGTGCTGGTGACCCCGCAGGAGTGGCAGAAGACGATGGGCGTCGGCACGAAGAAGGGCGGAGGGCATACGACGACCGAGTGGAAGAATATTTTGAAACGGGAGGCACAGCGTCGTTTCCCCAGCGTGGAAAAAATCACGCTCAAAACGGCTGATGCTTTTTGCTTGCTCTCCCACGCGCAGCAATTCAACCTCTGATTCCTAGCCACCCACATGATCACGAAATACCACAACCGAGTCGAAGCCACAGAAGTGGCCGACATCATCGAAGCCGAACGCATCGTCCGTGATGAACGCGCCGCCGGCAACCTCCGCTTCAAACTCGTCCCCCGTGGCGAGCTGAAGGCCGAACTCGACGCCGAAGCCCTCATGGACTCGCTCGTCCCTTGGAACCGCCTGGTCTAAGTTTCCCATGATCACGAAACTAATCAAGACCCCGCCAGCTCGCCTGCTGGCCTCCATCCCTGACACCGAGTACGTCGTCCTTTCGGACGGCACCGTGGCACGTCGGCTCAAGCCCTACGTCGTCAACACGAAGGTGTCCTACAACATGATGCTGGACGGCGTCCTCCGCCGTGTGTCCAGCCGCAAACTCCTCGCCGCCGCCAAGGCCGTCGCCTGATGAAAACCGTGCTTCAAATCTTCCTGCTGGTGACCGCCGCCTGTTTCATCAGCGTGGCCACCGTCGTCGCCCTCGGCGTCCTCAAGGCTCGCCGCGCCGCCGACAAGACCGATGACGACATGGCCACCGGGATGCTTGCCAGCATCGTCTTTTGGATGATCGGCGGTCTGTTCCTCTTCTTCGCTTACCTCGCCTCTTAACATGGAAAACAACGAACTCGTCCCCGTGACGCCCCAGTCGCACGACCTCGCCGTCACCGGCGTCTATGACCGCATCTCCGACCCGATGCAGGCGATCAAGACCATTGGCCTGGCCATCTTCAAGTCTGGCATCTTCGGCTTGGATAAGCCCGAGCAGGGCGAAATCCTCGCCATGCAATGCATGGTCGAAAAGAAGTCCCCGCTGGAACTGGCGCGGACGTACCACTTCATCCAAGGGCAGCTCGCCATCCGCTCCGACGCCTTGCTGGCCAAGTTTCAGCAGGCCGGCGGCACGGTCGTCTGGACTGAGCGAACCGATGAGAAGGTGAAGGCCACGTTCCGCAAGGGGACGTCGTCCGCCGACATCGTCGCCGACATGAAGGAGTACGTCGGCAACGGCACCGCTATGACGACCGACAAGAAAACCCTTCAGCCTTGCCTAAAAGAGAACTGGAAGAAGTGGCCGCGCCGGATGTTGACCGCCCGTGCAATCAGCGAGGGCGTCCGCCTCATCGCCCCGGAGTGCTGCTTCGGCACCTACACCGTCGAAGAACTCGACGCCACGCCCTCCCGCCCCATCGCCCGACAGAATACCCTCACGCTCGACGAACTAGTCCCTGAAGCCAAGCGGGACGCCGCCGTCGCCGTGCTACGGCAGGTGGGCCACTTGACTCCTGAGCAGGGCTGGGCAGACATCTCGCAGGACTTGGCCGACACTCTTTGCAAGAAGCCTGGCCCGTTCCTCACCGCCGTCGACTCGCATCTTTCCCTATGAGCCACCCCCCCGAAGAAATCGTCCACGAATTCAAGCCCCTGCCCGACCGCTCGCCGGAAGAGCAGGTAAAGGCGTTGACCCAGATCGTCCACCAGATGAGCCAGAACTGTTTCGAGGTACGCCTTGAGCTGAACGACCTGCGCGAGCAGAACGTCGACCTGATGAAGGAACTGCTCTACCTCCGCAGCATCGTCAGCGTCGAGGCCGTGTCAACTTACCGCAATCTCACCAAGAACTGACATGGACGAAACGAAACTCCTCATCTGCATTAACATCGCCCTGACCACCCTGACGATGATCCTCATCGACTTCAAATCCAAGAAATAATCCCATGAGCAAACAAATCCCCGACGAAGAGTACATCAACCATCCCGGTTTGTCGCAGAGCGGCGCGAAAGAGCTGCTTCGCTCCCCCGCGCATTACCTCGCCTACCTCGACCGTGACCGCACGGAGCAGACGCCGGCCCAGCGGCTCGGCACCCTGATCCACCTCGCCTCGCTCCAGCCGAAAGTCTTCGACGCTACCGTCGTCGTCGCCCCGGACTGCGATAAAAGGACTAAAGAGGGAAAAGAAATCTGGGCCGCATTCCAGTCCACGCTCAAGCCTGGTCAGGAAGCCATCAGCCAGAAGGACGGCGAGCTGGTCACCAACGTGTCCATCGCCGCCCGTGCCGGCCTCGACAAACTGATGAAGGACTTCGACGGCGAGTCGATGATCACGGAAGTCCCGATGGTCGGACGTGTCAACGGCACGGACATCAAGGGCAGGATCGACGCCATCATCACGACGAAGGCTGGCAAGCGTATCGTGGTAGACGTCAAAACCACAATGGACGCCGGCGCGAATTCCTTCGGTCGTGATATCGCCAACTATATGTACTTCTTGCAAGACGCCTGGTACACGACCCTCGCTCACGCCGATCAGTTCGTCTTCCTCGCCGTCGAGAAGGACTTCCCGAATTGCTGGGCTACCTACACGCTCGACGAGGCCGCGCACCAGAAGGGTCTCGCCCTGATGAACTCGGCCATCGACCTGTTCCGTTCCTGCAATACGTTCAAGCAGTACCCGGGCTACCCGCAGGAAGTCCAGACGCTCTCGCTCCCCAAGTGGGTGCAGTAACTCTCCCCCAACCACAACCCATAACCCAAATACCATAACATGGCATTCAAGTTCAACCCCAACGCCGCCGAGGATCGCAAGTATGTGACCAAGGCCGGCACCTACACGGCGACCGTGCAGGGTGCGAAGCAGGACTACCTCCCGCCCCGCGCCGACCTGTACGCCCGCATCACCTTCGTGACCACCGAAGGCGAGACCGTCTTCGGCGACCTGTTCGCCAAGCCGGACAAGAACGGCGGCCACGAACGCCTGGAGCAGTTCCTTGCTGCTTCGGCCACGGACGAGGAGGTCAAGGAGTACGTCGCCGGCGGCGAGCTGGAGGTCGACGAGACGTTCCTTGAGAAGATTCTGGCCCGTGCCAAGGGTCGTAACCTCAAGGTGCGCGTGACCGAGCGCAAGTACACCAAGAAGGACGGGACGGAGGGGGTGGCCTACCAGGCGTCCTTCTTCACCCGCCTGCCCAACGGCCCGGTGATCGCCCCCTTCTAAAGGGGGATATAGGCGGTACCTAAGGGGGAACGAAAGTTCCTCCTTTTTTGTGCTTGTGTTGCCGACGCCGATGCACACAACAAAGGACGCCACCCGATTATATGTACAAACAACGCAGCACCACCCCCGCTTGGAAGCAGCTCATCCGCAAGATGAATCATATCCCGGCCAAGAACATCAACATCAACGCCCTGACGCCTGACGCCATCGACGGCATCCATGCCTTGGATCGCACGTTCATCGGCACCAAGAACTACATGGGCGTCGCCTGGTTCTGGAACAACGCCTACAAGCATTACTTGCGCGGCGACGTTAAACCCATCACGTTCCTCACCCGTCGCCGTGTCCACAACGCCATGCTCCGCGCCGGCCTCGACGTCGAAGGCGAGAGCGAGCAGCACCGTGCTATCGTCATCCGCCATTGCGGCATCTGAACATGGAACTCAAGCTCCGAGACTATCAGGAAGCCGCCGTCACCGCCGCGCTGTCGCACCTAGCCAAGGGCGTCAACCCGCTGGTGATCGCCCCGACGGGTGCCGGCAAGACCGTCATCGCATCCAGCATCATGCACCGCTGGCAGGCCGGCACGAACCGCAAGTGTTTCTTCGTCGCCCACCGTAAGGAACTGATTGACCAGGCGGCTGCGACGATGACCCGTGCCGGCGTGGTCGGCGAAGCCCTGTCCGTCTTCTCCGCTGACTTCGACCATATCTCCGCCGAAGACAAGGCCACCGCGCTGGTCGTCTTCGACGAAGCCCACCATGCCGTCGCTTCTTCTTGGGCCAAGTTCAACGCAGCCTTCACCGGCCCGAAGGTCGCCGTGACCGCCACGCCTGACCGCCTCGACCGCCAGCGTCTGGAGACCGTGGGTTTTGAGACCGCCTACGAGATTGCCATCCGCACCCTTATCGAGCAGGGTCACCTCGTCCGCCCGATGGCTCAGAAGATGCCCGTCGAGATGAGCCTCATCCGCCTGCGCGGTTACGAAGACGCCTTGGAAGCGGTCGCCGACAGCATCGTCGCCGAGCTGAACCGCTGGGATCGCAAGAAGGCCATCGCCTTCCTGCCCGACGTCGACTCCTCGCTCCGCCTAGTCGCCCACCTCCGCCAGCGCGGCATCGAAGCCGGCCACGCCGACGGCAGCACGGGCAAGTTCCGTGCCGGCACCGTCGAAGCCTTCAAGAACGGCGACCTGCGTGTCCTCTGCAACGTCAACCTGTTCACCGAGGGCTTCGACGCCCCCGAGACCGATTGCGTCATCTTGCTGCGTCCGACCCAGTCCCGCGCCCTCTGGTGCCAGATGATCGGGCGTGGCCTCCGCACGGCTCCGGGCAAGACCGATTGCCTCATCCTCGACCCCATGTGGATCAGCGGCGAGAACTCCTTCACGCCGGCGGACGCCTTCACGGTTCACCCGCAGGCCAAGTCCGCCCAGATTGAGGGGTCGCATGACCCGCTCGACGCCGCGCAGGGTTGCGACCGCCAGGCGGAGGAAGCCATGCTCCGCCGTATCGCCGCCGAAGAGCAGCGGTCGGCCACGAAGGAAGCCAAGGAACTGGGGCTGGTCGACCTGTCCGTCGCCTGTGCCGTCTTCGGCTTTGTCCTGCCGGCGTCGACGTCGGACTCGTCCATGTTCCACTACCAAGGCACCGAGCTGGCCCGCTACGGCGTTTATGCCAAGGGAATGACCGCTGACCAAGCCGATTGGATGATCGCCCGTCTGAAGGCACGGGAAGCCCTTAATCTGGCAACCATCAAGCAGGTGCGTAAACTCCAGCAGTTCGGGGTGCGCGGGGCCGAGCGTCTGAGCAAGGACTCGGCGTCGAAGGCCATTGCCTCCGATTGGCGTATGCAAAAGGGCGGGAGCCGCCAGTCCCCCCTCCAAAAAATCTACGGACGAATCTTCGATAACTATGATGCCTAAAAATAACAAGCCGCTGGTCTTTATGATCACCGGGGTCGCTCGCGCGGGGAAGGACACCTTCGCCGCTTGTCTGATGGAACACTTCAACGGCAACGGTTGCCGTGCGGAGGTCTTCAAGTTTGCCGACGTCTTGAAGGACAGGGCTAACGACGTGCTTCGGGCGATGGGGGTCTTCAAGGCCGGGGAGCGGGACTTCCACGCCGAAGACTTCAAGGTTCGCCAGAGGGGGCTGCTGGTCGAATTAGGCCGCACCCTCCGGGGGGTGGACAAAGACATCTTCGCTCGGCACCTGAACGCCCAAGTGCATATGTTCTTGGATTACGCGCCGCTCGACGTCCGCCCCGTGGCCTTGGTGTCCGACTGGCGTTACCTGAATGAGTACCTGTTTCTGGCCAAGCACCTCGATGCCCAGATCGTGACGGTCGAGATGCAGCGGCCTGGTTACGGGCCGGCGAACGAAGAGGAAGCGGGCAGCTTGGCGGACATGATGGCGTCCATGCAGATACTGCATACTCGATTGGCGGTTGACCCCGCCGGCGTCCGTGCCGTAGCGTCTGAAATCTACCACATCTACCGATGAAACCTGACCGAGATCAAATCGACCGCCTGGGCTTTGAGGTATGGGCAGACAACGCCATCGTGAACATGATGGAAAACCTGCCGCCTGACTGCACGGGGTTGAGTTGCCATGACGACGATATGAGCGTCCAAATCACCTTGGTCGGCAAGGATGTCATCGGACGAGTCCGCGCTTACGTTCCCGGCTACGGCTGGAAGCATCACGAACGCACGATTCGTCGTGCCTGCTATAATAACTGATGGGCAAGTATATCCCAGTCGACCCCGAGAAGTGGGCAGCGATGGTCATCGCTCAATCCGACCTCGTCCGCTATAAGGAAATCTGCGACGAGCTGGACGCCGAATGCACCCGCCTTAAAGACGAGAACGCCCGGTTGCGTTCGTTTTGCACCCGCACGATTATTCCAAACATAGACTTGGAGAAGGAGAACGCCCGCCTCAAGGCCGAGGTCGATGCTTGGAAGGACATGGTTGCCGACAGCGGCGTGGCTTGCAACGAGCGAGCCAGAGAGAACCAAGACCTTGAGAACCAGATTGAACGCCTCAAGGCCGAGGTCGAGCGGCTGACCAAGGCCATTGATTTGACTATCATCGACCTTGATGAACGCCACGAAAGACAAGACCTTCGGGCTTGGGAGTTTGCTGAACTTCTACGAAAGGCCAAGG